TTACTTGTTTTTGCTTGGTATCCATTTGGCGGCTTTCATCCGACGGCCGCCTTTAAACGGCAAGACGTTGTCTTTAGCGGGATAGAACTTTGGTTGGTCTATGTGCCCAAATTTCTCAACTAACTGACGATGTTCGTCACGCCAGAACACAAAACTTTCCAATTCTTTAGGGCTAAACTCACGACCAGATGGTGTAATGATGATGGCGCGCTTCTCACACACACGAAAACCAGACCTGCGCAAATCATTAGGCAAGTAACCAAGCGACTTAATCAACATGAGTTTTTCTGCCATAGGATTGATTGGAACGGTGCTATCAAGCCAACGAGTAATCGTCGGTTTGGACAACTGAAAATATTCAGCGCCTTGCTTGATGGTTTTAAACTCTCACCAAAAGAGTGTGCGGAATGACTCGTGAAACATGACAATGCTGGAATTAAAACAAAGAAGCGATAATTATCTTTTACACTGAAGGTAATCAGCAACGGCTATAGTCTTAAAAGCAAAGAATGTTGTTAATCTTAGGAGGACATTTTAACGTGGCTCAAGCCGAACATTACTATCTGGGACTTACACCTTAAGTGCGCATTATGGGCACTTATGTTTAATGCAGTTGCATATCTGTTATTTATAAAATGTCCCCCTTTTGAGGGACAATTCAATGAAGTATCACGAAATGACAAAAAACTATATTTTTCGTGAGTTTGAATGTGGTTTAACCGTTGAAGAAGCTGCTGAACTTTGTTTGAAAAGTGTGAGAACGATCAAACAGTGGGATAAGGGAAATGCAATTCCGCCAGAGTGTAGAAGGCTGATGCGCATGAACAAGGGCAGGGAACTGAGCATCTCCGATGATTGGGAAAACTTCGTGATGAGACATGACCGCTTAGAGCTTCCGACCGGACAGCTAGTAACAGCTCAACAAGTTTTAATTGGTGTAGCGCTGTTAGAGCTAGGTGCTTCTAATGATATCGAAGTGGCTCATCAGATCCTAAAGTATGCTAGGGCTTTAAAGAGATTGGTTTAACACAAAGGCTCATTTCGAGCCTTTTTATAAGCAACTTCATGCATTAAAGTGTCTATAATATACAAGAGAACTTTACCAGCGAGGGATACGATATGGATACTATCGAGAGATTAGGCGTACTCGAATACTCTAAACGTAATGGAATATTCTTTAGAAGCGAAAAATAACTCCATTAAACGTCCTTTTTGGCAATCCATTAACCAAACTTGAAAAGATGTCCAAGTTGTTGGGGGATTACTTGGAAAATAAGTCAGCAAGTGATGGCTACAACTGGAGTGATGAAGATAAAGCTAGGTCAAATTTACTGGTTAGCCAAACTCGCATTATTGAACTTCATATCCATACTAACAACCTTATACTCTCAGCAGCCTGTATAGTAATTTTTTGCATAACGCTCTTGATATTCAGTATGTGATTTCACTGTTTAGTCAATAACTGTGGGCGTTAACACTACATCTATCTCCGAAGTTGTAAAATGGCCTTTCGTAGCGTCATCAACCTTCCTTATTACCTTATTCACCTTATATAAGAAAGTACCTGCGGGGATCACCATAAACTCGCCTACAGATGGGATATCTTTACTTTCTGCTTTCTCCATTACTAGCAGAGGTTCGCTTAAAGTAATATCCCATTCATCCTGTAAATCGTCGTCTAACTTGTAAAAGTTTATGTTCATGCTACACCTTTAGTTTCATATTGATTCAAAAAAATTATAGACAATTAATCTATCTTTAAAACCCTAATATCATGAGTTTAGGTGGAATTTACCCCCGTAATACAGATACGGGGGTTTTGACCTCCCGCCGCACGTCGCGCAATCGTCCTAGCCCGTCCTCACTTGCTCCGCGCTCTAGTCGGCAGTCAAACTAAATCATTAGAAAGAGAAAAGCCTTGCTCGACACTCGCAAAGCTTTGATGCTGAAAGTCCTGATGTGTTCCAGTAGGTTTGCGCGCCTTTGGTGTGGTTAGTCTCTGCGAGGCTGATTCTTGCAGGACGAGGGGCGGCTCTACATATTTTGGCTTGGGCAGTTAGGGACACTCGCCAGTCTAAGCAAGTGCCCAAGATCGCCAGTAGTGGGTGGCTCGGTGCTTCGTCGTCGCTCCGCAACTCCTTATCTACGGGGTTAAGTCTCATCACCTCCAAACAAACCGCCAACTGGCTTGAGTTCTATGTCTTGTTCTTGGCGCTGCGCATATTGTTTGTAAGGTGAGCAAGTCACATAGAAATTGGACTCTCCGCGAGACAGCTGGACGAGGCAATCGTCCAGATACTCCATTTGTATGCCGAGCTTGTGAAGAAAACCGTCATCGAGGTAGGTCACACCACGCGGCGTGACCACCTCAAAATGGACGCTGACATGTATCGAACTAGGCTTGTGCCAACGTTCAACGGCTGACACATAGATACTTTCTGAGTTAGCCAATGGGAACCATGCCGGAACCGTTCCTATGTCATGATAAGTCCCATTCCCGCAACCAGTACCCGTACAGCCAGAACGACCAGAACCCACGACAGAATTATCCGAAGAAGTTTGCCCAGGGCTCGATTTACTTTGCGAAGACGAAACAGAACTTTGCTGCGAAGTTTGATGAGGCTGCGTTCCTTGCGAAGCTGCCGCCTCAGGATCAGAAAAAAGACCAATAAGCGCATAAATGACATACCCAAATGAAAGCACCATCAGTGCCATAGCTGCTAAGAATTTAGGATTCAGAAAGATGTTCTTTCCAAGTCCCGCTTTAGTGATTTGCCCCGTAACGGTGGAGGCATAGAGTAGGTGAACATCAAGCGGGACTTTGAGGTTGTACACCACATCGTCTTTGCTTGGTTTGGTGACCGTTCTTGTTGGGTCATGTTCTAAGATTCGAGGTTTACGGTTGGAAAAGAAGATCCCGTCTTTACCTTTGTGCTGCTTGGCCAACTCAGCCACACCTTTTAACTCTTTAGGGATTTGAGCAAAGTCGGGCGTGAGTAGGACAATGTCCCAGTTGTAGTGCCGGTGCTCCATAAAGGCATTGTTGAAGTTCTCCGGATAGATGATGCGGCCTTGCTCGTCAAAGCGAGTGCGTTGGCAATCGTCTATCTCGCCATTGTCCAAACTGGATGTGTCAACAGTCAGCCAACGAGACTGAAACAACTCAGAGAATCCTTCGGTAGATGCGGCTCAAAGTCAGTAAAAGGGCGCTTGTGTATGTTCGCCATTTTAAAGCCTGCATTGGTGGAGTAGATTTGCTGGCACTCATCGATGAGGATGAACGCCCCAATTGGCGCCCAACAGAAGAAGTATTTCCAAAGCTCAAAGCCTTCAGGGTTGCGCGAACTGATGCGGATAAGACGAGCACTATCTGGAAACTTCTCACCCAGTCTTTGCTCGATGATTTCTAAGGGCTGCATGCATGAATGTTTGTAATACAGATGCGACCTTCACGCAGTGCAGGCAATAAGTCGAACCAAACTGCGCACGCTGATTTGTAAGAGCCGCCGTGACCATATCGAAAGGAAGTTGCCATTAGATCACCAGTTAAAGAAACGCATAACTAAAGAGGTGGCGAACGCGTCGAAGATGATGCGCAGGCCAGAAGTAACGCCGTACTCGGTCAGGATGTAACGAACGTCAGAAGGTAGGGCATTGAAGCGGTCTTCAATCAAGGTATAAACGCCGTATTCTTCGAGTAGCAGCTGCGCTATCTTGAGCGCCATTTGTATCGATGCAATCTTGATATCGAGCCAAACCGAGATAATCCACAACCCGCCATATTCGAAAATATTCTGTATCCAACCAATCACAACGTCGAAGGAATCGAGAAAGGTCTGTCCGATGTTGGCGATGAACTCCAATGCAGAGTAGATGTACTCCATGTTATTTACTCCTATTCCCAAACAGCACCCAAAGAGCAATCAAGGCGCAAATGAACAAGACGACCGGACGAACGTAACCGGACACAGAATCAAAACGTTGTAGGCCAGATTCCACTGTTGCGCCTTTAATCGAAAAGGATTTGTCGCTTAATGTGCCGTTGTTAAAGTTGGTGCTGATACTCACCAGTCCTTTGATGTCGTCCACATACGTTTCAATGGATTCTGTCTTGGCTTGGATGGTGTCTTGTAAGTCCATTAAGTCCTCAAACGTGAAAATCTCTCCAGTGATAGCGGTGCCTGTTGGCGTGCCAAACTCGGAGCCAGTCAGTAAGCCCTCGATGGAATCTAAGCTGTTATCCAATCCGCTAAGGGAATCACCCAAGCTTTGTAAGTCAGTTCGAACACCAATAGTGGCGTTGGTGTTGTTATTGACTGCCGTGGTAATGTCGCCGTTAGCCTGTTGGATAAGGGCTTTGGTGTTCTCGTATATCTTGTTGTCATTGATTTGCTGCTCTTGAATGGCTTGCGTGTTATCAACGAGCGAACCTTTTACCTCAATAACGGCATTGGCTATCTGAGTTTGTGATTCGTTCAGGTCAACGTTTAGGTCGTGAATGCCTTTGTTGATGTCAGCGTTTAACCCTTGGATTGCGGAAACAACTGCCGTGTCTGTCGATTCATCTGTTTCTGGGTCTTCAACGTCTGGCTCTGGGTCAACGTCGCCGGGGTCGAGCGTGTTGGTTGAGTCATCGGGTAGGACACTTGGATCCTCAATCTCGCCAGTTGGATCGTCTGGGTCATGGGTTGGGTCTTCTGCTTGGTCTGGCGGAAAGATAGGTTCATCAGGCCATTAACACCCCAGAACAAAGTACCACCGTCACACTGTTTTCCCGTGTAAGCAAAGTTCAAGGAGCATTGAGAATCCGGTGTGTATTGGCCATCAGGCACGCCAGTACAAATAATGGTGGATTCGTTCTTGGTCATTTCGCATCGAGTTGCGCCGAAGTCACCATAACAAGCGCCAGTCACCAGTTCGCCATAAACAGCGGGGTGCCAATGGAGTTTTACAGAGCCACCAATAGACTGTTTGAATTGGCAAGCGTCCATACAGGTGCCGTCAGGATTAGTACCATAGTCACATTGAGGTTCACAGGCTATCGTTGAGCTGTTAAATCGCTCGCCAGATGGACATCTAGCTCTCTCATATATAACGTAGGTCTCGTAGTAGCCTTTATTGTTATAACAATTTGAAGCATATCGGTTGTAACCTAAATCAGTATCGTAAAGCACAACAGAGCAATCATGCACACCACCGTAAAGGTTTTCACCGTAATTCTCATACAAGCATGCATGGACAGAAGAGGGATTATTCCAAGCTCTTTTCTCATAGCACCCCATCATGCCCGAACTTGCATACATTTCTAAAGCACTAGCATTACAAGCAAAAAATAAGACAGAGAAAATAAGGTAACGAAAAGTGAGACTAATATTCATCACAACAAACCAATAAAAAAGGGAGCCGAAGCCCCCTTGATTAACTGATTAGTGAGTATTGATGCCACTCACAAAGCCGTGGAGAAATGCCCCCGCAAAGGCAACACCTAGAATGATAGCGAGAACATCTCCAAGTAAATTACCAGATAAAGGAGGCATGGAGCGAACCGTTAGCGACGCAAGAAGCCAACAACCATTGTCACACCAAAGCCCAGTGCAGCCATACCAATCAGACCCGCAACAACCAGTGATACGTTGCTTTGACCGCCAGAGACAGCGGCGTTGATAGCGCCCGTAATATCTGGTGTTTCAGCAAAAGCCGGAGAAACGGAAGCAAGCATAAGTGCAGAGCCTACGGCTGTTTTTTTATTTACGACTGCGTGTTTTACGTTATTTACAACAAGTTCTAGTTTTTTCATAAGATTTACCTTTTACTCATAAGGCGAACAACACGACCCACCCAGTGACCAACGACCATGTTGATCAAGAGCACGCCACTGACATATAGGAACAAGTCACCGTTGAACAGGACTGGATCCTTATATTCTTGATACTCCACCGCCGAAATCAGCACGTAGTCTTGGCAATTGTCGACGTGAGTTTTCGTCGCTTTTAAATTGCCGTACTGGTTAACAACGGTGACGCATACAGACATATTTCTAACCTTGAACTGATTTCATCGAAGCCTCGAAGTGCTTCTTAATTTCTGGGTCGACAGGGATAAGCGCTGTCACAATGGCACCCGCCAATGGATCTTCTGGATTGATTTCAAGCTGCAACTGGTACTCACGACGAGGAACCAGAGCGCCAGTGCGTTCAAGAAGCAGGGCGTAACTGTGTTCAATCATCAACGGTTGATCCATTGCGGGTTTACGTCACCAGATTCACCGATAGTGCGACGCTTGAATTTCTCCGAGTTAATTTCGCGTAGTGGACGCGAGATATTCAGTTGCGCACTGTCACCACGTGCCGAGTTCCAAGTGATGTCCATGCCAAGAACAAAAACAGATTTAGCCATTTGTTAAGTCTCCAATATGTGAGTCACCAACTTGCCGTAGGTATCGGGGAAGGTGAATTTTGTTCCATCACGGACGAGTGAGCCGACAACGGTTTCAATGTCGCCCTCATGGAATTCGATTAAAGAGTTGAGGATTTTCCCGTACTGGCGACGCATCCAGTGAGCCGAGGCCAACAGGTCTAGCGCCGCACGTTTAGTTGGGACAGGTTTTGTATTGAATTTCTTTGCAGTAGAAATCGACGCTGCGAAATCGTTGATGGCCGCGAACGCGCCAGCTGGGTTAAGCAGAACATCGATGTTCCATTTTTTCAGTTCGACTTCCGAGCGATACCAAACCAAACCCGTGTTCGCGAGTTTCTGCTCAAGAGCCTTGTTGTAAATACGCCAGTAGATACGAGAAGTACGAGAGCCAATCGAGTATTGCTCTTTGGTGTAATCAGGACGGCCATCGCGAAAGCCCGCTATTGTATGGTCAACATGCAGAACCGGATTACGACCACGTTCAGCCGTTCGAAATGCATTGTCATTCCAAGCGGTACGCGCATATTCACAATCAAAAATACCGTCGTAATCATCATAAGCGAGGTCAACACGCGCCAGAGTTTGAACGCCAAGCACGTTAGTCAACCAATCATGCAGTGACCAAGGTTGACGACGAGCAAAGACATGTTTGCAACCCGTACCATTAATCTGAAAATGCACCGTGTCATTGTTGCCGCCAATACCAACGAAGCCGCAGAAGTCTTCACCATCTGGCGAAGTCAGTTTCATTGACTCAGAATAGAACTGAAAGCCAAGGCCACGTGGAGCAGAAAGCGACAATCCAAGCACCTGATTAGTGAAGATGCGAAGGCAATCTTCTAGGTAATTGCGGTAACAGATATCAAATGCGTTGTTGTAAGCTTCAATCTCTTCAGCTGTGCCCGCAATGGTCGCATTAAACTTAGGTGGAGCAGGGAACTTAGGTGCTTTACAGTTACGCTGTAACAGAGGTTTGGGCGCTAAACCTTTGTATTCCTCATGCTTATGCAGACGTTGAACAGCGTTATGACAATGGCGTAAGTCCTTGACTGCAAATGTAAAACATAGGTAGTCGATATGAACCGATTGCTCATCAAACTTCTTAAGGATGTTAGTTGCAGTAGTCATCGAACACCCCCAAATCAACGCGTTCTTGGTAAGTCGTATTGGTGATGGACACCAATTCATAAGACACAAATTGAGACGAAGCCCAAGACTCAAGATGAGACATAGACTTAAGCAAATCCCATTCATCACAGCCTTTGACCAACACGGAAACCGTGTAATCAGGCAGCAAGTCGTAATAGATGATTTGAGCTTCGTTCATGGATTAAGCCTCTAAACTAGGCTTAGTGACACTGTCACAGTTTTGATTATTTTGGTTTTCAATCTGTGAGTTAACGGCGTGAATCAATCGACGAGTCATTTCACAATCAGCCAGTGCTCGGTGTGCCGTTAAGTCAGACACATCAACACTTTGTTGAGCACAGGCGTTGGAAAGTGATTGCCACTTGTAATCTTCATGGTGTTCATTCCAAACACCGAAGAACTCGGCGTACCAAAGCATTGCACACTGAGGAACACAGAGTTTGAAAAACAAATCGTGAACAGATTGGACGTAAGCAGCATTACAGTGCTTATCCAAAGATTGGATGATTAAGCGCGTATCAAAATCTGAGTTGTAAATGATGATTGGACGACCGTTAAGAAGCGGAAGAAAATGATTTGAAAAGACTAAGTGAAAGTCGGGCGCGTCTTTAACGCATTCATTGGTGATGCCATGAATAGCTGTCGCGTCAGCAGGAATAGAACAAGTTGGTTTAACAAGTTCGTTCACGATAACTTTGCCAGAATCAGCACAGATAGCAGTGAACTCAACAATTTCTGCGTCAGAGCCTAAGCCAGTAGTTTCTGTATCGATGATGATCGCATTTTCAGTAGACAGTTTTTTCATAGCAACACCTTGACTGTTAAGAGTGACCACCAAGACCAGACGCGAGCGTCAAGGGCAAACGCCTAAATCAAGGCGGTCAATACGAAATATTTCGTACAGTTAATACGAGATTCTTCATAGTGTAAATACGATAAATTCCGTACAAATGAGCTAGAATCGTTAATAACGATCTAAAGGCAGGATTCAAAAATGTATACAAACAAACTCATTGACGCTTACAAAGAGCAAATGAAGTATGTGCAATACAAGCAAATCGCCCCAGATTTAGGCATCAGTCCTCAAATGCTTACTGACGTGCGAAAAGGAAGAACATACTTGAAGGAAAATCAGATACTTATGCTTGCAGAAGCTATAGGTGAAGATAAAGAAAAAGCACTTGTTGGATTAGCATTAGATAAAGCGAAAACTTACGAAGCGCAGACGTTGTGGACGAGCATAGCAAAAAAGTTTAATGGGCTTGGATTAACAAGTATTTCAATGGCTTGTGCAGGTTTTGCCGTAGCATTTTCAAGCCCAGTGGAATCCTCAATTCAGTGCGCATTATGTATATTATGTTAA